CCGCGAACGAATAGCATTGATGATGATCGACGGCGGCTTGAGTGAGTTTGAAGCAACTCGAGCGGCTTATTTTGAGTTACGACGGGCAGGGGGCAACGTGCCTCATGCGGTCAATGAAGAGTGGAAACGAGTAGGGAGGTTGGCAAAGTGAGTGAACAAAAGATTGAACAGTTTTATCGACCAGCAACGGCGGATGATGTTGCTAGGGTGATGCGTGGCGAGACGGTCGAGGCGAGGTTTCGGGATGGTGAAGATAAGGAGTGGGCATGCGACATTCTGAGCGGATGGGAAAAGCCAGAAATATTTATCGATGGCGACTTCAAGGGGCATCTTAACTGCCAAGTTTACGACCCGCCTGCGTGGTACATCAGCAAGCCCGATCCGGGCGAAGGGTGGCGGTTGCTTGAGAAGTTTCCGCCGGAGGAGCCACAGGAAGGAGATCAGGCAAAGCATTATGAGGAACCTGACAAAGCGTGGGTTACGCTTGTCCGTGGGTTTGATCCAGGGCAAAGAGACTGGGTATGGTATCGCCGACGCATTGAAACCAACTCTCCAACATCTTTGGCTAGTTCACGCTCCCGCGACAACATACCCAGCGGCTGGCGATTGCTTGGCAAGGACGAAGAGCGGCTTGCTAGCGATGTATATTGGTCAAATGGTTCGCAGGATTGGATCATCATTGGAGATGATCGGCTTAAGTACGCGAACGAGTTACCGAAGTGGCACGCAATCCGGCAGGTAGATCATCAGGCTGACTATACTCTGCTCGTTGGATTTACATACCCTCTGCCAAACGGTCAGACGATTCGCGTTACCGCGAAAGGCTTCGAGGTGGAGTAATGTCGCAAGCAAAATGCAAGCGTTGCGAGTTTATTGATCGAGTAATCGCAGACGCAAATAAGGCTCTTAGCGAAGGCTTGCTAAAAGAATACATGCAGCAACTTACCGAACTACTCGACAGATCGGGCATGGATTTGTCACCTTGTCGCAAATGCGGCAAGACAGTTATCTGTATTCCAGACGATTTAGCACTGTGCAAAGACTGTGCAGAAAAGGCGGGTGGGTGATGAGTTACGACGCGCAATGTCCGCATTGCGGCGAGGAGTTCGACGTTGAGGATCACCGCGAATCAGGTGCATGCCATTGCCCTGAGTGCCTGGAAGAAATCTGGATCGAAGTTGACTACACGGTGACTTATGAGGCGCAGTGTATGCCTCAGGATCACCAATGGAAACACTTACGAATCGTAGCCGGTGAGACGATCGAAGTATGCGAGAAATGCCGCAAGGTACGTTTCAAGAGTGAAAAGGCGGGTGACTAATGGCTTGGCGAATAGTGCAACAGCCTGACGGCAAGTTGGCAAGGTTCAGCGATGTTTGCGATGACTTCACAGATGTTGACATGACCTACCAAGAGGCTCTTGATGAGTGCATCCGCGAAGGAATGTCGGTGATGGATGCGATTGAAAAAGTGAAGCGAGGCATCGAGGCCGGAAACGCTCGGTACCTCGAATGCTTGGAAACAATTCGCACGATACACGGAAGGGAGCACCAACCGTGATAGCTAAGTTCGTTGCGTTTTCATGGGACGAAGGCAAGGCCGGTCGGGGAACGTTAGAGTTTCTTCCGTTCTCGCCGGAGAACACTGAGGGTCGGGTGCAAGTGCCTTTTGAGTTCGTAAGCTACGTCGATACCAAGGCAATGATCGATCAGCATTTCGGGAAGTACGTCAAGGTTGCAAACGGGTTCTTTTGGCGTGAGCGAACGATTGACGGTAAGTCAGTGAAGGTTCTTCAATGCATCGGGCTGAATCGCTATGAGCTATAAAAAAGCAACGTTGCGTTTTTTGGAGTTCTCTTTCTACGCCTTGTTTTTGGTTCTGGCCTTGGTGGTTGTTAGGTCATACATCCAGGGCGATCACGCAGTCATACCGGATGAGCCCGTCGAACAGCTTGGTGAGTCGATCGATTGGGGAATCTCGCAGGGCGAACGCTCCGGGGAATGGCGGCGTGTGCGGGATCAATTTGTAGAAAAGTTTCCAGTTTGCGCTGCGTGCGGGAGTTCGGCGGCGTTGAATGTACATCACGTGATACCGTTTCACGTGCGGCCTGACTTGGAGCTCGACGAGTGGAACCTGATAACCCTTTGCCGGGAACATCACTTCCGAATCGGGCATGATCCAGATGGGCCGTGGAGACCGAAGAAACCAAGCTGGTCAGCGTCGAACCCTTTGGTAAGGGAACACGCTGAACAGTGCTCAAAAGGCAGGAAGTACTAATGAGGAATATTGACCCGTCGAAATTAAAGCAGGTTCCGTGGAGTGAAATGCCCACCAGTGCGGATGCAGCAGATTGTGCATACGTCGATCGTGAGAACGGCGTCGTTGTTCAGGTTTGGAACGATGCAACTCCCGGTTGCAATGGTACTCCATGGCAGGGAACCTTGCGGGTTGCAGTCAAGCATACCAGCGCAACGACGCGGGACGGGGTGTTCGATCGAGGTACTACCAAGCCGATCGAATGGGATGATATGCAGGCGATCAAGGATCACTTCTGGCCGGGGTGTATCGGGTTGGAGGTTTTCCCGCCGCGTGAGAAGATCGTAGACATAGCCGATATGCGGTGGTTGTGGGTGCTTCCGAAGGGGGCAGTACTTCCGTTCAACCTTCAGGCCGGAAGTCTCGACAGGCTTGAGTCATAGTCAGTTTTAACGCTAGGCAGGTGGAAACGTTCCCACCCAGAAATAAGAAAGACCAAGGAAAATGCAGTTTGTTTTTGATCGTCAAGAGTTACTTACCAAGTTCGAAGCAGCGGCTTCAATCGTCAACCGAAGTCACGTGAAAGACGTTCTTCAAAACGTCTTGCTAGACCTCGATAAAGGGGTCATAGAGGGCACCGACGGGGAAACCAGCGTACAGGTCGGCATCAAGGTTGAAGATTACTGGCGGGGCAGCGTGTTGCTCAATCCGGCTCGATTCGGTGCGATCATCCGTGAGAGCAAGTCACCGACGGTTGGGCTATCCGTCGATGAGCGGAAGCTACACGTTGAGTTGCAGAACGGTAGGTTTTCGTTGCCGACTTCGAACCCCGATGAGTTTCCTCGGATGAAAGTTGCGATCACCGATCCGGCAATCATGAAGGCAGGGGAGTTAGCACAGGCGATCAACTCGACGAAGTTCTCCGTAGATACTGAATCGACCCGCTACCAGCTTGCAGGCGTCGCGTTGCAGTTCGGGCCGAATGGTGTAAACGTGGTGGCTACAAATGGGCGTACACTGGCCTACACTGCGCTACCGGGTGAATGCAAACTGCAATCGGCAATCGTGCCGGTTAAGCCTCTTGCGTTGGTCGAACGCATGGCATCGGGCAAACTGGGTGACTGCGAAATTCAGATCGTTGGCAATCAGATTGCGTTTCGGTGCTCGGAAACGACTATCTTCACGAGTCAGATCGAAGGACGGTTTCCGGCGTGGGAAAAGATCGTGCCGAGTGTTCTTGGTGAGCGCGTTGCGGTTTCGGCTGGTGCCTTGCTGCAAGCGATCCGGCAAGCCTCGGTAGTTTCCGACGATGAGACGCGGGCAACTGAGTTGCACTTCCAGGAAGATCAGCTTTCGGTGAAGTCCTCGGCGGCTGAGAAGGGAGTTTCCTCGGTGAGTATTCCGGTCGAAAGCGTCCTGACTGAAACCGTGATTATCGACCACAGGTACGCTCAAGATTGGCTCAAGACGCTTGATAAGGATGCCGTGGTTGAGTTGTTTATTACCAGTCCGAAGAACCCAGTTGTATTCCGTTGCGGAGTATCAACCTACGTTGTGATGCCAATGGACAGGAGCTAGGGAGATGGTTCGATTCGTTCGCAATCTTCGAAGGGTGCAGCGCGGCAAGGACATGATTGGCCGGTGGGTTATTGAGTTTAGCTTGACTAAGGACTTCTACTTGCACTGCCCGGAAGAATACTGCCTAGTATTCGGCGTCTACAAAGTAAAAGCTCCCGTCGATGAAGGCTGTCAGATCAACCGTGACGGAAACATCAAAGGAATCAGATTCGACTTCCGATTTAGCTATTATTTTCGATTTAGAAGGGAAAGGTCATGAAGGCTAGCGAAGTGCTTAACAGCAAGTGGGAGACGATGCCAGAGATCAGCAAAGCCGTTGGAATGGCACCGGCTGAGCTTTGGCCTATCGTCAAGGGTTTCATTGAGGCCGGTCACGCGGAGCTATCTACTTGGCAGCACAGCGGTTGCTCGGTACCGATGATCCGATTGAGGCCGGGCATATTTCCAACATGGAAGAAACGAGGCGGTAAGTAAGATCATGGAAAAAGACAGTAAAGAAAAGCCAATTGTTTACGGCGTAAACGAATTGACTGGAATCATAGTTGGTTCAATTATTGCTTTATGCCTATGCGGGATTTTTGTTTTGCTCAATGTTCTTTGCTTGGTTGCAATGTACAGTGCGATTGTGAGAGAGTACCAAAACATTCCAAGCGTAAGACCACTCGTGAAACCCGACGGCCCAAGCCGCGAACAGTTGCGGGAGTGGTTCGACAAGAACCCTGACAAGGCACCGCCTGCGGAGTGGTATCCTAACGGCGATCCGTGGCGCGGGATCACGGCGGAAGAGGCGAACAAGATGTTTGAAGATTGCGAGGTTAAGTAATGCTCAATATCGAAATGACGGGCGATCCAGACACGAAGCAAGTTCACCGCCTTACGATCACGTACATCACAGCAGAGGATTCCACGAAGGATGACTTGCTATTTATTACCAAGCTGGCGAACGCGCTAGCACGCGGGGCCTGTATTATCATCGATCCAGGGCTAGCAACTGAGTTTGTCTACGAGTTCGGTGGTATAGTCGAAGAGGAAGAAAGTAAAGGCGAAGATGAGTTCTGAAGCATTGCCGGTTGAGTTCGTCGGCGGGCCAATGGACGGTAAGCAGCTATGTGTTGAGGCCGGCACTGAGACTATCAAGACAGGATCACTGGACATGGAAGGCGGCAAGGTGATTGTTGTGCATCACCTTTACAAGCTTCGTAAAGTCAGTGAGATTCTGGTTCGCTTGCCGAGCGGACTTCACGCGATGGACTACTCAGGGAAGGTTGCGTAGAAAAAAAGATGGTTGTTTTTTTCTGCGTGATGGTTGCGGGGTTCGCAGTGGTTCACTTGCTCTTGTATCTGCTATTCAGGGAACTTGACAGTGAGTTTGCGAAGCTTCATGAACTCAACAAGAATCGATTGGATGCGCTCAGAGAGGTTCTCGAAAAGCAGAATGAGCTTATCGAAAAGTACAGGGAATTACGCAGGAATCTGCGTCGCTGACTGGAAACGTTTCCAGCTAAGAGGCAAGTCGGATCACATCGTTAACGTCAAGAGTCACGAAAGGCTGACCCGTCCAAGCCATGATACCAAGCGCGCCGTGAATCAGTCCGGCGGGCGTATCCGATGAGTCGAAGTCTGAAAGCTGGATCACGAATCGATCGGTTTTGACCCCATACATGTACCGGGCAGCTTCCCGCGTCATGCAGACCCCTCGAAGATTTGCAACGTTGCGTTTTTCTGCGCATTCTTTCGCCCATTGATGCCGGGTGAAGTTCGCACCGCCGATCATTTCAGTTCGCAAGTCGCGGTAATGTCCGAGCATGGATTTCACCGTTGGCCTACGCTCGAAGAAGTACGACGCCTCGGCAATCGAGATGAACCCAAACGGGATAGGTCGCTTGCGTGGCTGAGGTGGTTGCATGTTCTTGATGCGGCGTTGCAGTAGCAGGGAGTACCGCCAACGGAACCGGCCTGAAAGGTGGGAATCGACGGTATCGCGGGTGATCGACAGATAGGAAGCTATTTCTGACTTCGTGGCTCGCCGGTGCGCCATCGCAAAGATTTGGTAGATTGTCGATTCGTCAAGTCGCATAGTGAGCAGGGTTGACCTAAAATTTGAGGCGGAGGCAGACTATGGAAAAAATCATCGACGCAATGCGGGACGCCCAAAGTTTAACGGAATCCTGGGGCGAGGTCATCGACGTTACCGAGTTCATGACGGATTCTACCGGGTTCTTCAACACCAACGGACTCGGAGCGTTTACGCAGATTTACGACCGGTCAGACGGTCGCTTTCGTCCAGTCTATACCAATGAGTCAGACCTGAAGCTAATCCGGGCGATGAGTTGGCTACTGGTCGAGAAGGTGCCCATGGCGCAAGCATGGGTCAATCGATTGCTTGATTACACGATCGGTACCGGCTTCGATTGGACGATCAAGAGCGAGAACAAGCGACTTGAAAAGGCAGTGCAGATTTACGTCCGGGAATGCTTGGATAACTCCAAATGGTCATCGGAGCTCGAACGTGAATCCTACGTCCGGGAAATCGCCGACGGTGAATTCCTTTCTGAGTTCATCTACGACGATGGGCAGTGCATGATGGTTGCGCGAGAGCCTGACGAGCTTACCGAACCAGCGATCAAGCCGGAGTTGGAGGATTGGCTAGGGATCGACTACGTGCCTTCCTGGACGTTCGGAGTGTTGACCAAAAAGAACGTACCAGAGAGGCACATTGGGTACCATTTCGTGCGTGATGCGGCGGGGCTAGATTGGGACTACGTACCTGCTGACCGGGTTGTATTCTGGAAGCGAAACGTTCGCCAAAGGGCCAAGCGTGGCTTCTCAGATTTCTTCAAGCCGCATTTGTATCTCTTGCGGGCTGACCGCGTTTTGACCAACACAGCAGAGGGGGCAGCAACGCAGGCGGCAATCGCCTACATCGTTGAGCACAGCGAAGGGACACAACGTCAAGCCGACAACATCGTCAAGAAATTCGCACCGCTAACTGGCAAGGTTGACCCGATGACCGGGCTACCCCAACGCAGGCGGCGAATGATGCCGGGCACGCGGCTCGATGTTCCGGCTGGTCAGTCCTACAAGGCAGGCTTACTCGGTGCGAACAACTCAGATATCTACGTTGATGTTCTTGAGGCGGCGTTGCGGCTTGCGGGATCAGTTCACGCATTCCCCGAAGGGATGCTGACCGGCAGCTACGAAAACAACAATCTTGCCTCGGCATTGGTCGCAGAGGGGCCATTCATGCAAGGCCGACAAGCGGAGCAAGTGCAACGCAAGGAACGCTTCCGCGAGGTCATCATGAAGCTTATTAAGCTTGGTGCGAACCTTGGGCGTTTTCGCGCGTACGGGATCAACTCATGGGATGACTTGCGGGATATCCTGACCGTAGAAACAATCGCGGCAAGAATCCTACAGCTTGACCCATTGAAGCATACCCAAGCCCTAGCCTTACAACGTGAGAGGGGTTGGGTATCGGACAAGACTGCAATCAACGAACTGGGCCGGGATATCGACACCGAAACGGCGAACGGTTTGCAGGTCGCAGGGGCAGAACAACAGGCCGGAACAGCGGCTCAACCGGGCTCGAAAACTGGAAACGTTTCCAGCGCAGAGGGTCAGAAAGCAGGGGGAGAAAGTGGAAACGTTTCCACCCCGGAAGCGGAGAATTCTGCAAAATGGCAGGGAATCTCGCGTTTGCAATGGAATCGCAATCGAAAAGCGATGGCCGACGTTTTGCGTGACTACATGCAGGGAAACACTACCCGGCAAGTGGCCGAAGTTCTGCTTCGATCGATCGGTATGCCTGACCAAGATATCAAGGCAGTTCTGGACGATGCGTCGGATGGGAGCCTGGAAACGTTTCCAGAGCAGCAGCTAACTGAGGCTGAGAAAAAGACCCTCAACAAGCCGTTCCGAACACCAAGCGGCCCGAAGAAGTTTGGCGTCTACGTCAAGAACGATAAGGGCAACGTGGTTAAGGTCAGCTTCGGTGATCCGAAGATGCGAATCAAGCGGCAAGACCCTGGAAGCAGACGCAATTTCCGGGCTCGGCATAACTGCGACGATCCGGGGCCGAAGTGGAAGGCTCGGTACTGGTCATGCCGTTTCTGGTCGCGTCCAAGCGTTACCAAGTTGCTCAAGGAATCCTTGCAGGGTGAGTACGGATGGGACGGTGTTACCTTCGTTCGTGAGGCGTGGTTGCTCAAGCAGAATCCAGCGTTGGCTGAGGCGTTCTGTCCTACGGGCAGAGGGGGGAAGATTGATAATTCTTGTGCTCCAAAGAAAGGCAAGGTGAACGCTAAGGTTCTTTCATGGGCAAAAAATAAGTTCGGAAGCGACGAGAAGGCGCAGAACTTTGCTGAGTGGTTCGGGGATTCCAAGGTGGTTGATTCGGAAGGCAATCCTTTAACGGTTTACCACGGAACTAGCTCGGCGTTCGATGAGTTCTTGGGTAGCGGCAAGCAGAGCGGTGCAGTTTTAGGATATGGAAATTATTTTACTACCGATCCTGAAAGGGCTGCTAGATACGCGGGACTCCAGTCTGGAGCAAACATAAAGCCAGTCTTTTTGTCTATCGCTAACCCAATGGATTTAAACGGGAGGCTGACAGATGAAGAGGCTGAAAAGATTGGTGAAGAACTGTCTAGGATATCTAAGACAAAGAATTTACTGATGTCCCCAAGGAAGGAGTCAGATGTTCTCTCTAAAGATGACGCAATGAAGTTTTGGGATGACAAAACTGCTGAATGGAAGCAGTTAGGGGACGGTATAGAAAGAACAAAACCGAGGATAATTCCAGTCGGAAAGCAGTTCAAAATCGAATACAGTGATTCCTCAAGCGTTTCAGTGAGCAGAGATGCTGCACAGGCGTTCAGGGATATTTATTCTATAGTCGGTCCAGATTCATCTACGGTTTTAATGAACTCAGGATTCGATGGTGTAAAGCGTGATGATGAGCATGTTTCATTTCGCGGAAATCAAATAAAATCAGCGATTGGCAACAAAGGCACTTTCAATCCTGCGAGCAACAAGATCACTGAATCCCTTTCCGGGCGTCAGCAAGAGATGCTCAACCGTTGGAAGGATTACCCGTAATGCCTGACGTTAAGGGCCGTAAACGCTATGAGGAACGCATTCGGGCAGCGATGGAGGAAGTATTCGCCGAAGCTTTGGCGGTCGCTTCTCAGGGCATCGATGCGATCAATGCCGCAATAAAAGCAGCATTGCGAAAATACGTAGGGCCGATTGTCGAAGAGGTTCACAGGCGGGTAATCATTGCCCTGTTGATCCTATTCGGGGATGATGACATTGGACGCGGAGTACTTGGTGACGCTCCAAAGAAAAAGGGGCCTATCTACGATGACCTTGTGACCCAAGTTAAGCGACGCGCTCAAGATCAGATCGATACGCTAGGCGATCAAATGAGCGATACGAATCGATCATGGCTTGAGGAATGGGACGAGGAGGAACCCTTCGAAGAATGGGCCAAGGAGCGTTTGTTTCCAGAGTCTCGGGCTGAGAACATCGGCGTGACGGAGACTACCAACGCGGTGACGATTGGTGAGGGTACAGTCGTGGAAACGATGCGTGAGCTAGGGGTCGGCGTTACGGCTCGATGGATCACGAAGCGGGACGAGAGAGTATGCCCGGTATGCGGGCCATTGCATAACACAGGCCCGGCGAACTGGGCCGACGACTTCGCAAAGGGGCCACCGGCTCATCCGCGTTGTCGGTGCTATCTGTTGTACGTGTTGAGTGAGCAAGCGGGGGGTAGTATTTAGACCATGAGCAAGTTCATACGAGAGTCCCAACGAGGTTTTGAGCGGATCGACCAAGAGGCCGGAATCATTTACGGCGTCAAGGTACTCGGTCAGCAATCGCGTAACGGTCGCGTCTACGAGGCGGCTGCAATCGAGAAAGCTTTACCGCTATACGAGGGAGTAACCGTCAATCTGAATCACCAGAAGCTTGACCCGTCGAATCGGGTGCAGCAAGACAGGCCGATTCAAGATCGATGGGGAGTACTTCGCAACGCTCGAATGATCGAGGGGGCTTTGTATGCAGACTTGCACTACCTCAAGAATCATCCGATGACGCCTCAACTCATCGAAGCAGCGGAAAGATTCCCGGATACATTCGGCTTGTCTCACGATGCAGCGGGTGACGAGCAGGTGATTGACGGGCAGCGTCGGGTGGTAGAATTGATGGACGTACGGTCGGTCGATGTTGTGGCCGATCCAGCCACGAATAACGGTTTGTTTGAAAGTCACAACAGGAACCAAGCGATGAAAAAGAAGTTCAAGGCAATCTTAGAATCTTGCGGCGAAGGTGAAGTTAAGCGAGCAATGGAAGGCGCAATGACCGCCTATCCAGACATGCAAGAAATGGACGTTGAGTACTCGGGGGACGATGAAGATTCCATCGGGGCAGCGTTCAAAATGGCAATGGTCAAAGTCCTCGATGACTCGACCTTGGACACCGCAGGCAAGCTTGCGAAGATCAAGGCGATCATGGCCGCGAAGGAAAAGGCGGATGAGGCCATGGGCAAGGCGTCAACTCAGAACCAAAGTGATACTTCCGGCTCGATGGAAGAGTCAGAAAAACGCAATGCTGCGAATCTTCGTGAATCCGAATTGGCAAGCGAAGTAGCCAAGCTCAAGAACGAGTTGGATCGTAGCACGTGCAAGACGTTGCTTGTTGAGTCCTCAATCGAGGTCAACGAGGTACGCATTAAGGCTTTGATGGCCTTGCAAGAATCAGACCGGGCCGAGTTGGTTAAGACCTGGAAAGGTGGAGACGTTTCCACCAGAAAGCGTCCTGAGCGAACCGGATCGGTGATGACGGAATCGGCTGCGGGGGCGTATCCTGGCAGCTTAGACGAGTTCAAGCGGATTTTGGGCTAGTAGCTCTTTCGCTGTATTTTTTTGTTGGTTTTTTGGTTACTCAACCTAGTAAGAGGATAAGCAGATGAAGGGTTTACTACTACCAGACGCGGCCTTAAAGCTTCAAAAGACTTTGGGATTCGCTGACGACTTCGACGGTTTGAATTCCGCACGTTGGACTTCGACCTTGACCGATAGCGGTACGGCTGCGGTAGGCGATGCCGTCGGCGGCGTTGTGACCTTGAGTCCATCGGACGGAACGGTCGCAGACAACGACGAGGCGTACATCTCGACCAAAGAGATTTACAAGATTGCTGCGGGCAAGCCTGTCGAGTTTTCCGCGTTGATTCAGTTCGCACAAGCGGCTACGAATGCCGCGAACATCTACGTCGGCTTGATGGATGGCGTTTCAGCGAATGCGATCCAGGACGGCGGCGCGGGGCCGAAATCAAGCTTCAGCGGTGCCGGGTTCTTCGCAAAGGATGGATCGACGAGCATGTTCGTTATCTACTCCGACGGATCGACTCAGACCATCGCCGAACTGACGGCGACAAACAGTCTCAACAAGCAAGCGAACCTTGCGGCATCAGCTGCATTCCAGTTGCTCGAAGTTGAGATCATTCCGAAGACTTCGGCCCTTTGCGATGTTATTTTTAAGATCAACGGATCGACGGTCTACAAGATGCTCGACCGAACCTACGCGAACGCTACCGAAACCTC